TCCTTAGATACAGGTGGATTTTTATATTTTTGTTTCTCTTCTGCAAAGATACTTCTTGCTATAAAATAATTTAATTGATTTCTACTATCATATGAAGGAACGATAATTCTACCACCATATAATCCTTTTGGACAAAATCCTATGTTATATTTAATGATATGTTTTTTAGTAATACCTCTTTGTTTAAGATATGATATTGCATTTCTTTCTAATGGATTTGTAATACTATTTGATAATTCTAATGCAGATTTAAATTCAGATGGTAAAAACAATTGTGATGTGTTTTCATCATCATCTTCTGCAATTTCTGCTGTTATGTTATCTAACAATTCTTTAATAGAACCACCCCAATCATCTTTTAATTTTTTTCTAATTTCTTCACTCATCCCACATCTACCAATCAAATCACTTAGGTCAAAATCACTCATTCCAATTCTCTTACCTAAGTACATAAGATTACCACCTGCATTGCAAGTCCAACAATGAAACTTAAAAGTTTTATCGTTTATTTGTAATTTTGGTTTGTGGTGATGACAGAAAGGACAATGATATGCATGCTCATTTTTCTTAAGCGTTTTGCTTGGTCCGATGTACTTATCAAATAGTTGTATTATCTCCATATATCAAATATACGGAAAATAGTTCAAATTACCAAATTATTCGGAGAACCATTCATCTGGTATTACCTTATCGGCATACTTAAATCCATACTTATCACACCAATCGGCGTAAGTTGTTTTGGATTTTTTATTGATTTTGTTCTTTGAATTGGTAAACACAAAACGAATATCTAATGTAGGGTTTTGTTCTTTAACTAATAGATGTTTTTTCCTATCAGCTAATACAAACCTACCTTTCGTTTCTACCCTAATGTTATTGGGTAATTTAAAATCTGGACTATATGTGTGAGGAGATGAAGGTATAATATAATTCACCTTTTCCGTTTCATATTCTACTTTAATTCCTTTACTCTCTATTTGTTGGGAAACGGTATCTTCTAATCCACTCTTATAACCATTCTTCTTTGCTACCCAACCTGTTTTTGTAACTTTTTTTGTCATTATTATTTTCTAGGCGTAACATCCAAATACGTCTTTCCTGGCACATATGGTGCGGTTTTAGACCCATTTAAATTTAATGGTTCAAATGCCTTAACCGTACTATTTGTGTTAACATCAACCATATTGAAATCTGTTTTATTCTTATCACCTACTTTTAATTTTGGTGTAAAACCGTTGACTGCCTCAGTTCCATATATTTTATTTGTGATAACATCAGTACGTTGTTTATCAGCATCTTTTTCTTTTAATTTGCTATTGTTGTATAAATCTAGTAGTGCCATTTTATTTTTCCTTTTCTTTTATATAAATATACGTTAACTATCAAAACGAACCAAAAAGTTTACAGGAAGGTCAGGAGTTGATTTTACAGGCTTTGCTAACTTAGCTACTGCCACCATATCCATATTATCATCATATAAACCAATTGTTGTAATATATGGTGCTAAATAAGAACCAGTTGGGTCAACCGATGAACTATATTCGTATACATCAAACCCACTTGCACTAACACCATTAACTGCTGAAATGTATGGGTTATTTAATGTAGTTCTTTGATATTTATCACTATTTCTCCACTTTACAGTTTCTTGTTTAAAGTTTTGTAATGAACATCCAATCAAATTATTTTCTAATATTTCTCTAGCATAAAAATTATAAATTATATTTTCATCTATTGCTAATGTTACTTCATTACCACTATCATCTATATAAAGTACAAACCCACCATTTGCCGGCAATAAAATACGCGTTGCATCTATTTGGTATTTAGTTAATGCATTTACATATATTGTTCCAGTATCAACATTATTTTCAGTATATGATGTAGGGTTTGTAGAAACATTAAATTCATCTTCACCAACTACTAATAGGTATTCATTTTCATAAATAGTATTTGTAGATTTATATTCTAAATTATAATTTGTTAATGCGGTTTCTCTTATACCATTTAGTTGTGTTTCTCTTGTAATTGTAATAATACCATGTGAATAAAATACATTACCTATAATTGATGCATTTACATTTGTTTCTTTAAATATGCCTAAAAAACTAACACTACCTTCTTCTACATCAATTTTTATTAAATAAAAAGTATCTTCATTTTGTACTAATAATAAATTATTTTCTATATCCAATGTTAGTATATTTGTTTTAATAACAGTATTATTTGCATCAGTAAACCAAAATTCATTTGTTTCAATATCTATTTTATTAAAAAAATATGAACTATAAGTTGATATTAAATTACCATAACCATCATCATATATTTCTTCGTTTCCTATACTTATTGAATTTTGTAAATAAACCGAATTTGGTTTTATTTGTTCGCCAAATTCTATTTGTGGTATACTTAATACAAACGCTCTATCTTTTAAACTTCTTTGTAACCCGGTTTCAACATTCGTATAGTTTGGTTTAAATGTACCATAAGACATAAACGGATTTAATGCATTATCACCATTATAATACATAGTACGTAATTGATGCCACAAGCCTTGTTGATGTAATTCTGAATCCGTTAATTGGTCCGTACTACCGGTATGGTTTACTGCCAAATCCGCTGCAATCGATTGTTCGGTTGGTGTAAATGTTTTATAAACCTTAAATGGTCTAAAACTAATATCGGATTTAGGTATTTGTTTTAACATAATCTAATATAAATATCTTATTAAACAAAAACCCAACTTTTTTAAGGTTGGGTTCTTTAGTTACGTGTTTGGTTTTTGTCCTACGATACTCCCAAACAAATCTTTTTTATTAGAAATCTAATTTTACTTTCAATAACAATTCTTTACTGAAAGATTTAGCAATAGGTTGTGATGTTTTAGCTACTGCAATCATTTCGTTCGCATCGTTAAATAAACCAATTGTTGTAATATAAGTTAAAGGGTCTGTTGTAAATGTAGGTTGTTTCATTGAACCAGTAGCATCAGTATAAGTAGGGTTATTAGAAAAGTTAAACTCTCTATTGTTAACTCTTACAAAGTAATGTGCGGTAGATATATTTTCAATTCTACGAGCTTGGAAATCACCACCCGCCTTAATTACATTGAACATTTTTTTGTGATTAAACTCATCTGAAATAAAAGAACCTGATGGTAAAATAGATTGAGCACCAAGAGTAGCCGATAAAGCCGTTGGGTTAAATATAAAAATACCATAATCAGGATAGAATTTACCAAACCCTTGTCCATTAGATGCAGTTGCTGTTGTGATTGTAGCTGCATTGTTAGTACCTAAATTTAATGTACCACTAACAATATTGTATTCATTAGTACCTGCATTAGTTATATTGAATTTTTCACCACTATTATCTATAAAAGTAAATGAACCACTTGTTCCGGTTAAAGTAATTTCCCAATTTCCTGGATCTACTCTTTCTCTATAATTTGCTCTACTAATATTAACCGCGTAAAAATCAGGAGATGAATAACCATCTTCGGTTGTTCCATCATAAAAACGGAAATGAGTTTCAGCTGTATCAGTTAATAATGCTCTATATTGAAAATAAGTTGCTTTTGTTGGTAACGTTGCTTCATCATAGTTTGCTAATGTTCTCGCACCTGCACCACTAATATGCCCATATGCTACTGCAAATTCAGGAATTTCTGAACTATGGGTTGCATATACATTATAATAGTATTCATCAGTTGCCGAACCACTATTGCCCGCCATATTTGTTATTGAACCAGTAACGATATCAGAACTTAAAGAACCACTACCATTACTCCATAATCCAGTTGTTACTACTTCATTTTTAGCAGGAACTACATCTGTTGTATTAAATTGCTTATATACTGAGTTTGTAGTAGTTCCAGCTTCCATTATTAATTTTTCACCCGTTGTAAGGTAATTGTTAATAATAGCTGCTAATTGTGTTGTATCTATTGTTCCATTAGCATTTTGCTTTTGTAAGTTAAGATACGATGCTAAGTCGTTTGTTAATTGTGTACCGGTATTTGAACCTAAAGTTGCCATATTCGTTGTTTATTATTTTATTAAGCTACATAAGTAACAGTTACCGGAATAGTAATACTACCACCAGTTTCGTTACCAAATATAGTTAAAGTTGTTGTTAATGTTGAAGTTAAAGAACTATTAGGAATGAAAGTAAATGTCATACCTTTTACTACTTCTGCAGTTGCAGTTACACTATTTGTAAATGTAGTTGAAGTTGTTGTTATATTTGCCATACCTTCACCAACGATAGTACCTGCATTTTTATTACCTAATATTGCAGTATATCCACCATTTCTATTTCCAGCTGGCGATGTAGAAGGTGTAATTGGAAATTGACCACCTGTTGTTTTAGCTGCAATAGAAGCTGCATTAATAGAAACTACCGGTATTCTTGTTGTACCTTTTGGTAAAGTTACTAATTTATATTTTAATGCCTGAGTTTCATCAGGAGATGCTTCTAAAATAGGAGTTCTCAAAATTGAATTATCATAAAACGCAGACCCTTTTGGATGTCCTGCATCATATAAATCGTAATCAATTTCATCATCACCTAATGCAAATTGCGAAATGTTTAATGGTTGTCCAGCTGCTAATTTTTCTCTACCTTTTTTAGTAAGAATAGCGTCTACTGTAATTGTTGTGTTATCTAAGTATGCCATAGTTTGTTTATTATTCTTTTATAAATATATAAAATATTTTTTTGTTACATTATTTTTAATCTACTTCTAATATTGGTTCATTACTACTTCTACCTTGTGCGGTTACTCTTAATGTAGTTGGGTTAGTTGTAAATGTTTCTACTGCGGCTTTACCATCTATCGTTGTAGCAGTTGTTTGTTTACATCCTTTATAGAACAAATTTTCAATACTCGTATGTTTATCTCCTTTATAAATATAATGAGATAGTAAATACCCATCCACAGGTGCTGTATTACTTAAATTAGGGTCATTATATAAAGATGCTGAATTCAATAATTGTGCACCATCTTGTACTATTAATTTTTGAGAATACGATGATGTTGCTACATTTGTACCACTACCAAGCACCTGTTCTAATGAACAATCAATTAATGCGTTTTCCAAAATCTGACTAGCATAGAAAGTAAATATAATATTTGCATCCGGTGCTAAAGTTTCTTCATTGCCATCTAAATTATTATATCTTACAAATCCACCAAAATTAGTTGTTGCATCTATTTTATATAATGTATTTACATATGTAAGTGTTGTAGATTTTTTTGTTACTAAAAATGCTCTAATTGCCTTTGATTTAAATACACCATTCTCTTCATAAATATATTTTCCATATCCATTATTAAAAACCGTACCATACCCATAATCAATATAAGCATTATCCATTCCAACAATTTGCCCAGCATTCATTAAATCAAGTTCGGTTGTTATTGTCCCATCATCCCTTCTATAATCAATTGAACCGGTATATGTTATATAAGAACCTTTAGCAACATTTACCAAATCAGTATTAATTGTTCCTGCAAATGAATCAGCTTCTGCACTAAAATTGTATATATCCGATGCAACCAATGTTCCATTTATGGTTTGGTTTACACCACTTATATTTTCAACAGAAGCAGTTAAATTTAAATTTGCTTCTTTATAATCAAACGTAGAAGTTAATTCAGTAATCTGAGTTTCGGTTACAACACCTTCTAAACTTTCAGCAGTTGCTTCTGGTCTATTTACTTTAATTCTATTTCTTTCTAATAAATGTGGTGCAATTAAAAGTCCTGTTGTTGCTATAACTCTTGCTGGCAACATTTCTCTTAGATTAACAAATAATGATTTATCGTAAAATTTAATTAAACGTATAAACTCATATAAGTTTCTTTCACCTACTCTTTCAAAATAATAATTTCTTACAGCATCCAATTCAGGATAATTAATATACCCATATTCATATTTTGGATTACCTATATATTCATCAAAAGATTCTCCACCGAATGATTTTGCAATATCTAAATCTAAATCTTTATTAGGTGAGAAAAACAATCCTACTCTATTTGAATCCATAGGAGCGTTTTCAAATGCTTTAATAGTTGAACGATATAATGGTGATAAGTTAGATGTTAATTCTTGTGATTCTAATCTTACTTTATTTGTATAATATCTACTTGCTCCACTATTTGGAATTGTTAACGCCACTTCTCTTTCTAATACATCATAATTGTATGGATATGAACTTGCCGTTGCAAACCCACTTGCACTAACGGCTGCAACATATTCTATTTTAGGTGCTACGTTATTAATTGTAGTATTAGTATTTACATTTTGTGGTCTTTCAAAATCTAATCTCAATAATAAATCTTGAGTAGAACTATATAAATGATTACCATTAACCGCTTCCGGCATTACAACGTGGCTATTAAATACACTTTCACTTAAATTAGTTTCCCATAATCTAAATTCTTCTAAATGACCTTTAAATCCTATAAACTTTAATGTAGTTGTATCTTCGTAATTACTACCCGTAATAGTTGTTATCCATTCCCCACTTTGTATAATTCTATCTTTATCATTTGTTCTAGCATATAAATTATATGTACTACCACTTTTGTTAAGTAATATACTATGATAATTTCCATCATAAAAAGGATATTTTGAATTTACCCAATTACCATTGATTGTAAAATAACCATATTTGTTTGCAATAGTATCATTAGAAATATCTGGTTGTATTCCTATACTAAAACTACCACTACCTGTTACAAATGTGTATGGTTGAAAACTATCAGGCTTTAATTTAAATTCAATAGATTGTGGTTTAGGTGTACCGGTAAATGGTATACTTAAACTTGCAGTTACATTATCAAATACTAAATTATGTGTTAAACTATTGTATATAAATTTAGGCGAATCTTCTACCACATCCGAAGTAGGTCCACCAAACTCCATTATAGAAAGGTTTGATGCTGCAATACCATAACAAGTTAATAACGCGTTAATACCTCTAACACTACCTTTATGTTTTAATAAATAAGGTAAGTTGTTTGCAATTCTACGCCAAATTTGTGTAGTGGCTTTTTCAGGAGTTATTTGTTCTGTATTATCTCCTAAATACGCCGTAGATGTAAATGAACCAGTTTCTGCATTATCATTTAATCCAAATGTATATTCCCAAAGTTGTTTATTTGAATTAAGATTTTTTGCGTTCCAACCAAATGATTGTAAATACTGATATAAAAACTTATCTTCAATACCATCAGTATTAGTTTCTGCTATTTTCTTTTGGTCACTCATACCTTTGATATAAGCCCAAATAATATCGAAATAATTACCAACCATATCTAAAAATAAAAGATAATCTAAATTTCCATTATCTTCTACAATATGAAGTGGTATGTTATTTTTTAAAGAATTGTTATTGTTTCTATCATATAATTCCGCCGTATCTAAATAATCATTGTATAAAGATACCGTAGATGCATTACTAAACGAACCTGTAAATACACTTTGTGTTAAATATGTTTCCCAACCATCAAAACCAGTTATTAAATTTGCTTTCTTTGTTTGATAGTTTGTTATATCTAAATTTAATGCAATTGTGTTTGGTGTACTATCCGCTGTTAATGTTGTTATCGTATTATCATACCATTCGGCTAATTCTTTTTTATATTTAAAGTTTGCTAATCTTTCAATTGCACTACTATATTTTACAAAGTTAGAAAAATCACTATAATCAATATTAATACCTTTAACATCTATAAAATTTTCTGCTAAATATTTATCAACTATTTGTTGTGAAGTTGCAGAACCACTTAATATTAAATTATCATATGATTCAAACCCAGTTGATTGTTCTTTAACAAAATCTATATTTGCATCAAAATTAGGTGCTCTTAATGGAACGCATTTATCTGCACCAACACCAGTCAATACTACTGATTGTAATATCGGTAATGCACTTAATTCAGAAATCCATAACGTATCATTCTTATTAATCGTTGTTGGTAATGGTTCATATAATTTTAATACTACACTTTTATTTATTTCACCATCAGGTACATCATTTCCTAATTCATCTTTTTTAAATTTAGTAAATGTAGTATTATCAACATCCCAGTTTGAAATTATAATTTCTTTATCATCAATATCAAATGATGCTAAATGATTTAAATATTTTGATTTATCTAAATCTAATCGTATCTGTGCTGCGATTGCTTTAAATAATTCATCTTTTAAATTTTGACTAGAAACATATACACCTGCATCTTCAAAATTAATTGTTATTCTTTCTATTTCACCTTTAATATTTCCGTTGTAAGGAACAAATAATAAATCTAATGGTGAATTAATTATTTTTCTATTTTTTAAATCTATGTAATTTAATTTTATAGAATCTTTTTTTGCAAACTTTCCCAATACCGTACTATCATCTTCTTTTGCATGATACACTAATACGTGCGTTGCTAAGTTGGATTCAAATAATACTGAAAAATTTACATCACCAAATGAATAAGATGGAATATATACACTTGTTGGATAATCTATTTTATTAATAACAGGAATATCCAGTATTTTAGATATATTAACAATTAATGTTTGTGTAATACCATCTCCATATAAAACTGAGTATGGTGTGAATAATATTTTAAAAGAACCTTCATTATTTAAAAAATCTCTCTTTAAATCTAATGATAATGTTTCTCTTGCCGATGGGGCTTGTGTAAATTCTTTATATGGTGTAATTATTTTTACTAAATCAGTAAAAAACAGATTATAACTAATATCAATTGATTTAGTAGCAGTAGGAGATTCAAATATAGATTCTGCAATACTAACATCTATTGTGTTTTGGTCTAATATTAGAGAAGCATATTTAGATGTATCCGGTTCTACTTCTATTAATAATAT